AACTTTTAGACCCCAAATATAAGAAATTTGGAGTTATTTTCAAACAATCATCTATATATCAAATGATTATCATATACACCACAACACCTTCGTAAATCATTCGTAAAACCGAAAGCAAAAATGCGTCATTTTTTAGATGATTTTCTATGCAAATATAGTGAATACTTTATAGAATAGAAACAAAGTTGGATATAATCAAAAAAGGCAGCTTATTCGGCTGCCTTCTCTATTTCAATTCAACAGGTTCATCCTCCCATGTTAGTTCTCGTCCAAGGATTTTCTTTATTGTACCTTTGGGGAGTTCGATGCATACATCATTATGCGGATCATAGTCCCAACATTCTTCGTCTCTATAGGGTTCTTCGTCTCCTCCTCTTTCACAATAGACTTCACATTCAATAATACGTTCAGTCCCATCTTTGTCAACACATAAATAAGTCATATTATTTTCCTTTCTCTATCTTTTCTCTAAATGTTCTCAACTGGTCTACAGTCGGATAAAACGTAGGATTCTCCCAGTTCCTCGAAATCACTGCTATCATCGAATCAAGGTACTTTCCGCAATCGAGAATCTTTGCACATTTATCCAGCTGGAATTCCCCGACCGGGTATCTCTTATTATTGAGCGTTTCTTTAGCCCAAGTTAGCAACTCGTTTATTGAGTCGTAGTCGTATTTCTTTTCTTCTGCCATAATGTTAGTTTTCGGCAAAGGTATAAAAAATCCCCGACTACATAGCCAGGGACAAACACAAAGATATAACCCTTGCAATAATCGCAAGAGGAATCAGCCAGTACAACCACCTTTCTAGGCGTTCCATAGCATCACCAGCAGAAGCCGGCAGAAATCCGAGTGATACCGGTCGTCGGCCTGCTCAAGCAATATATCGAGCTTACTTCTTTGCATCTCTCATCATTTTACGTCTTTGTTGCCGGGTAAGTCCAACGTTCTTTGCAACTCCGGTCAGGATCGCTTTCTCATCATCGGACATCATGTCTACGACTTCCTTTTTAGATTTGCCGGACAATATGGCTTTCAATATCTTATGCATGGCATTTACATTTTTTGGTAATCATCTGTCTGTGTTCATTGCAATCACAAATGAACATCTGGACATCTTCGGTTAGCATCTGTGCGATGTCACCTGAAAGATATGCTATCTCTTCGCCCCAAGGATTGATCCGGAAAGCCTTAGCGATATGTGCTTCCAGGTGCTTTCTTTCATGGTCGAAAGAATTAAGGAATTCAGAAGGTGAAGAGGTAAGCCCTATGACCATGACTGTTTCCCTCCTGCCATAGTTTGAGTAAGTCAGCCCTGTATCCAGCTTACAGGCATTCAAATTCTGGTAGGATTCAAGGAGAATATCTTCCGGACAATCAATGCTTTCGAGTGCGTCCATTATTATATCTGTCCAATAGCAGGTTACAGCATAGAATATATGAACCACCCAATCGTATTTTCGTATATGTATTCTCCTTGTAATCATTTTATAACATGTCTTCCCAGATTATGGGAGTGTCGCTACCGATCGTATCGGCATAATACCGGCTGAATGTTTTTCCTTCCGGTGCATCTTCATCATCAATGTAATCCCTGACAAACATAGCAAGATACTGCTGGTTGGGAATTGAGGACCCGAAGTAATCCGCAATAGCCATATTGCAGACATACACAGCATCATACCCTTTGTCTTTTTTCAGTTCGATATTAAACTGCTTCAACAGCGCATCCAGTTTTTCCTTTGTATAGGTAGAAATTTTTGCGCCATTCCTGTCCCTCATATTAGACACGGCGAACTCGCACATTTTTTTAGAAAAGTGCCAGCCATAGTTTGAGAGATATTCTTTCATTCCCTCCGGCAAGCGTTCATAGACATCCATTCGGCTCATATATATAGTTTTTATTGTATTCAACTTAAAGAAGGGGAACAGTGTCCCCTTCGTGGATTATCTCCGGTATCTGGAATAAGGACCGGTTCCTCTGACACCACGTCTTTCACCATATCCACCATCTCCGTAACCACCGTCTCCGTAGTCTCCCATGCGACCGTCGTTATAACGCTCGCCATATCCGCCACGCATTTCACTCATGGCCTTTTCATAGCCATCACGACAACCTTCTTTATATGCACGCTCAACTTCACGTTCCATATCTTCGTTGTCACCAAAGCTCCGGCCTTCGCCGATTACTCTCCATCCCATCTTATTTATCTTTTTTTACGTTGTTAGTACTACTGCTCATTGACTGCATAAAGAGCGTCTTTATGTCTTCCAGTGTCGGCATATCTTTCTTTAATTGATAGATTTCATTCTGAAGATCTGTAATCTTTTTCTCCTGTGCCTTACTTTGGGCTACGCCTGGATCAATCTGCTCAAGGATGGATTCACACGCTGTAATAGTATTACGGTGTTTGTCCACATTCTGAATCGCATCAAGGCTTTTTCTATAAATACCTTCAACCACCGTTTTCAATGAACTTTGAGAACAGGATACAGTCATCCCGGCATGTGTGGCAACATCGGACATATAAGGAATACCCTTAAATATCTGATTATTTCCATTTACCTGGACCGTCATATCAACAACCTGGAACATAGGATTAAATTGCTGTCCCGGTTGTGGTTGCGGTGTATAAGGGAGGCTCATTTCAGAGAGAACGCCCTGAAAGTATACCGGTATATTGGTAGAATCTACTATATGCACTAACGCACCTTTATTTAAATCTTTGAACATAATTACTTCTCTTTTGAGAAAGCAGGGGAATCTCCCCTACTTTCAGTTTTTACTTGCTTTTTGCGGCACTCTCCGAAGCTGCAGAAGCAGCAGTCGGCGACGCTTTATATCCTCCACTTACAAGGAATACCTCGTTTGTATACTTGTTATAATGGATTTCATAGATTCCCGTGCCTGACAGATTTTCAACCAGCAAAGGTTTGTTATCATAAGTCATTACAGGTCTTGTATCACCATTGGTCCCAAGAAGTATTGGTAAAGTACCGGTTGTCCCGACCGGAATTGACTGGCGAAGATTGACATAAAATCCGCCAACATAATCCCGGTTACGGAAGGCATGGTTAGGAAGTTCAAGAACTACATTTTCCGTACCAACCGTTACGCCTACCGTCGGAAGGGTATTGCTATTGTTCCTTCCGAGTGTCGGGAAAAAGAAAGGGAAACCTGTAAAAAAGTTAGGCCACATAATTACCTCCTTTCTTACTTTTAACCCCAGTAGTTGTTACAACCGCATCCGCTACGTCCATTGAAAACAGTATCACCCGCATAAGCTCCGAAAGCGGCAGCACGTGCTATTTCCGGATTAAACGCCTGCAATTGAGGATAAGGAACAGCAACAGTCGGAGGCATCTTACACTTGATTGCGTCAACTTCGCTTTGCAAGTTGTTAAGAGCACCGGCGATAGGAGCTGTATTTGCCTGGATTGTCGCAGAGATGTAAGCGTTTTGGTTGGCCTGTGAAATCTGTCCTTTAAGAGCCAGGTTTTCAGCAGTCAGGCGATCCATCTTGTCAGCTTGATACAATGACTGGAAGTCATTCAGCTTGTTCAGGATTGCTTGAGTATTTGCCAGGTTACCGTCACGCAGATTCATTGTGTTTTGAGTCATTGTGTTGGTGAGGATATTCATATCCTGGCAATTCTGCAAACGAGTTTCCGCACCCTGTCTTTCGATAGCCGTACGAACATCGCAGCAGCAGCTTGCAATCTGTTGGCCAATTGAAGCACCCATGCTCTGAACGGAGTTAATAATCTGTTGTGAAGACATACCGATCTGACCGCCGATTTTGTCGATTGCACCCTGCACATTACACAATGCGCCTTGTAACTGTTGAGTAGAACAGTTCAAAGAACTAGCCAATTGGTTGATGGCAGTCCCGTTACCTTGAATAGCTGACATAAGCAGTTCACGTCCGGCGTCATTATTCAATTCTGAAGGAAGTCCGCCGCCGTTACGGTTGTTGCCAAATCCATTTCCACCCCACAACCAGAACAATACAATAATCCACAACCACCAACAGCCACCGCCGCCCCAAGCATCCTGATTTTTGTTTCCATTCATCAGAGCTGCCACGAGGTTAGGATCAAGCCCATTTCCCTTCATCATTCCGGGAATCATAGCGAGGATTGAGTTTAGTCCACCACCAGAGGCTCCAGCTTCAGGAGTGAACACGAAAGTTTTATCACTCATATTTCTTATATTTTGTTATGACGGTCAATATTAACCGCATCACAAAAGTATATATTAGAAATACGGTAAATCAGCACTCATTTGCAAGCGATTTGCGAATATTTTGCAGATATATTGCAATCATTTTGTTTGTATTTTTGCGGCTCTCAAAAGTGGATATAAGATAGCGTATACTGGCAGATGTCTTATGAAGTAGAGCGGCTATCTGTTCAGGATATAGACCGTATTCAGTAAGGAAGAATACTACGATAGAGCGGGCATCGACAACCTCGGTCACTTTGCTTGATGAAAGGATTAGTTCAGTAGAAACTTCTGTTTCTTTTCCTACAAGGTTCAATATTTCAGCAAAAATCTCTGACTTACACATGGTAATTAATTTTTTTGTTGTACTTTTGCCCTTGCCAATCAGTACATATACCAAAAGAACAAAAGCATACTTCGGAATGTTAAGGATATTATACCCCCTGACACAACCGATGTATGCTTTGGTGTATTAAAGTATTGATTGGCGTCAACTTTAATGTGTCGGGGGTTCTTTTTACTCTACCCCCAAAAGAGCTACATTTGTTATGATAACCGGCCTTCTACTTTACCGGGTAAACTTAGTGCTTAGTATTAATTAATGTATCATTTTATCCTCCTTTCTTTATAAACCTTTTTCCAACGGAAATTGTTATATAGGTGAAACTTAAACTTTTCATACCGGAAACGGTCTGTGAAGATAGTTAGTCCGGTAATTACCACATAAATAAGTTACAACTGACTCCAGCTCCTATGTACCAACCACCCGGATAACTATATCCTGCCTGTAAACCTAATCCCCAGCGTTT